GTCGGATGTTGATGACACTTGGTAGTCGAGCACAGTATCTTTCTTCAGATTATCACACAATGCAATCATCTTGCCATTGTTTTCATCGTCAATCACCCACAACATTGCCTCGTTCATTTGATATTTGTTGATAGATTCTTGCGAATGGAAGTGTGAGCGGATATCTGTGAAACATTGGAACCGCTTCGGCAAACGGAAGAATACAATATCCATCTCAACTTCAGGTTTGCGAATTTCACATTCGTTGGTATTGAAGCGATACACGATCCCCGTTGATGTTGTTGCTTCAATTCGTGTGTCAGACAAATCCAAACCATGCAGTAGATGTCGTGGTGTCATCAACACCCGACCATACACGAATAGGCCACGTAGCGTAGACACAACCTCATTGTTCTCATACGCTCGTACCACAACAGCGTTGTTTGTCACACGATTGACACCAATATTGTACGCATTACGGTCAGGACATGCTTGTGCCACAACTGTGCCGTTGACATGAGAAATGACATCCTGTGGTAGTGGCTGATCGTCATCTGTCCACAGCACTTGGTCAACTGTCAACAATCTTTGTCCAGACGACATAGCTTCAGGCACCCACACTGTTTTTGTTGGTGTACTTGATATTGCGACATACTCCTGGCCCTTGATGGTTTTTCTCGCGATTTCGCCTTGCGCACGATTCTGCACAAACTTCGTTTTCACCTGGCGTGTCTTCTCATCACCAGACGTCTCAGCACACACCTTTTCGTCACCTGTGTTCTTGAACAAGTGATATGATAGTGCTCCAACAGATACGACTGATATGGCCATCAACACCATTGCACCAACCTTGAACATGAGCGAACTTCGAACAAGTTCACGATGCTTGTCCACAAAATCGCCGAGTGTGTTCAGGAATCGTTCTTTGACATTCGTAGCACGTGCGCGCACACGATTATATACTGCGCGCATTCTATCCGTCCATGTCGGATCTGGATCAACTCCTTGTGTCAGTGTTGCAAACAATTCAATACGCTCTTCTTCTGTCAGAAATCCTTCATTTGGAAATCTTTCATGAGGCCGACGCAACAACGACTCTGCTTCATACATCATCCGATTGACGTGTTCAATATCCGATTCGAACAACAAGTCTCCATTGTATTGATCTTCAGGCGCTTTTGGTGGTGTGTTTCGCCACATTTGCGCCACAAAGTCCTCAGATCTTCGGATAGTGCCATCGATTGTAAGTCCAGCACGGAGATAGTTTTGTCGAATCACACCTTCCTCTCGATCCGCCTCCCAGGTCTTCATAGAGATAGCAAGATCAACAAGTTCATTGTATGTGGCATTTTTCAGCAACATAG